TTGACCTTTTCAAAGGGTTGCCAGAGAGCTATCGCATAGTCGACGGAGTGTTGACAGCTTTTGCTAAAGGGACGATGCGGGAAATACCAACGCAGCATAAGATGAAGAGGTTCGTTCCTGTTGACAAGAATTTTCTCAGAATGATTGGCTATTATTTGGCCGAAGGCGCACGGGGACTCAGTAGCATTGCCTTTGCATCGCATCGAAGGGAGTTTCCAATCCGAAACTGGCTGATTGGCTATATTAAGAGCCTCGGAGCACACGCTGGAGAGTCTAAAACCTCAGCAAACGGTTCAGAAGTTTGGTGTAGTTCGATCCCATTGAACTATTTTTTTAGAGAATTTCGGAAAAGAGAAGGGAAGCGTTTGCCCTCTTGGGTGACGCTTCTTCCCCCAGAAAAGCAAAAAGAGGTGATTGTCGGATACCTCTTGGGAGATGGCTGTTTTCGTAGAGAATCAGGCGCTATCCAATCTGCTACGATTAGCCCAGAGGCAGCCTTCCAGATTTTCAATATGGCCATGCGCTGTGGTTGGGCTTGCTCACTCATTGGCTACTCGGGACAGAATGGTCACAAAAAGCAATGGAAGATTAACTTTTCGTCGTGGACTTCCAAAGAGATAAAGTCTCTCATTGAGCCAGAAATACTAGCCTGCAAAAGACCACTAAGCCCGTTAAGAAGGATTTCAACGGACGTTATTAAATTGGTAGATGGTAGAATGTTTGGGACAATCTACAGTACAAAAGAAATCCCGTTTTGTGGAACCGTCTACAATCTCAACGTTGAGGAAGACCATAGTTTCGTTGCCAACGGAACTGTAATTTCGAACAGCATTATGGCCGGCCTCTGTGCGAATTATGCTGCACATGAGGATGACCGCGACCCGATGACGGGCCGGTTCAACCTGCCGGCGGGAATCACGCGAAGTCGCGAGGGCGGAAACTATATCGCCACATGCGTCAAAGGTCACAAGTTTGACACTGACGACCCAAGCCAGGGCGGTCACGCAAGGTGCCCGAAGTGCAACTCATTGATTCAGGGAGCAGAGAAAAAGCCGCAGAGTGGAACGCTCGAAGCGGAGCGGCTGATAGCGATGGTTACTGGTCCCAAGGCGGAGAAAGGATTTAACATTCCCCCTTTCGACCAATTATGATGTAGAATCCCCACAGCGACGAGGAGGAAGTCATGGAGCAAGAAACCTACCAGACAATCGAAGTCGAGGTTCCCCGGTCACAACTGATTATCCTGCGCAAGCTCTTCAACGGCGCGGCGGTGAAGGACGCCATCCAGAAGTGCGTTGAAACCTTCACAGCGGGTTGGCAGGCTGGGATTGAACTCACAACGGAAGGCATTACGGCGATCAGCAATCTGCTGAACGTGCGGAGTTTCAACTCTGAGGCATCGCTCATCGAGGCGATTCAGAAGCGGTTCAACATGGGGCCAATGACCGCCATCATCGAACTCGACGGAAACCTCGCTGCGGCCATCAAGCGAGTGGCGGCGGGGAACAATATCACGGTCAACGCATGTCTGAGGAATTACGTCCAGGCGGCGTTCGCGTCGGGGTACTTCAATCAGCGCATGAACCTGCAATCCCTCTTCTTCAGTCCGAAAGAGTGGGAGACTCTCAAAAAGGCACTTGGCGAGGTTCCCTCGACGGGCGGGAATGTAGCAAGCATCGTTGCTGAGTGGAAGGCGCTAAAAGCTCTTCCTGTTCCGCCGGTGCAGGGCTGCATTGGAGAACCAGAAGCAGTCCCGGATCCCGATGCTGTAGATCCATTGGGGGATATTCCGAGATTCTGAAAGCAAGAGAGGAGAAAACAATGCATTACGCAGACGGTTCTGAAGCCCACGCAGGGGACTTGGTGCTCCAGCGTGTTAAGACCACGGGAATCGAGTTACTCGGGATATTGATGTCGGCGACCGCAGACTCGACAAGTTGCAATGGCCAAATGCTGGGGCTTGCGAGGCGAGCAGTTTCCGATGCTGGCGAGACCGGCTGGATTCCCTACAACTACCCGTATGACTTAATGGTGACGGTCGGGGAACTTTTCCCGATTATAAAGAATATTCACAGCGACAGCTAAGTGGGGCGACAGATGCCAGTTTGGGACCTAATTTGCAAAGACTGTGGGTACGAGAGGGATGATAAGTTCTTCGCGACGATAGCCCTTTCGGAAGTTCCACAGCGTTGTCCAGATTGTCGTGGGATTCTCGATAAGAAAACTCCAACCGTTTGCTTCCAGCCGTTCAAGCCGTTTTTTACCCGGAATATTCGCAAGGACGGTTCCGAAGTATACGTTCGTGACCGCGCGCAACTTCGCCAACTGATGCGCGAAGAGCACCTTGTCTTCCACCCCTACAACGATTCTCCAGAGTCCAAGATGGACCCACGGGAGAAGCAGGCCGCCGAGGCTGAGGCGAGGAAGCGATTCCCGGCCCGGTACAAGAAGCTCAAAGAAGATGTGGCGGTGCTCACGAAGGAAAAGACTGAGCAAGTCGCCGTGAAGGCGCCGAATTTTGGGTTGGGACCCGATGGGAGAAGGGTTCCAACGCTTCAAGAAAGGCTACAGAAGCAGGCGTAGTGCAGGCCTGCACCGAGCAGCGATGAGGAGGGAATATGGATAGGAGAGGGATGCTTTCAATTCTCGGACTAGGCTCGGTTTTTGCGGGGGCCAGCAAAATCACCTGTTCGCCAATTCGAGAGATCGAACCCCCCGACGAATTCGAGTACAGGGGATACCGAATAACCTGGACTGGATGGAAGAAAGGGCAGGACACAGCAGATCTGAAAGCCCAGTGGTTAGCCTACCCCAAAGAAGGCGATCATCGCCTTTACGTCAGCAACACTGGGACGTGGGGTTTGTTCTTCGACGGCGCTCACTTGAATTGCTCCTGGACTTGGGTTGACAGAGTTTCTTCCATTGACCAAAGCGCTGCTGGCTTGGCTTCAACGTGCGAACAGATGCGTGAAGCCATCATTCGACTCATTGACGATATCAACGAAAAGGGAATCGGTCCTGACAGATTATGGGAACCACCTTTGACTCATCCAGAGTTGAAGGGATACTTGGGTTGGAGGAAACTCAGTCCTGAACATTATGCCGTATGGGCGCGCGACGAGAGAATTGAGCAAGAGGGAAAAACTCGGATTCGTTACGCGGTCGGTTTTCCACGTTTCGGCAGCCGTTACGTATAGGTTTGCACTGAGGAACAATCATGGGGACACTCCAAGCAAGGCTTGAAGAACGTGTGAAGGAACCGCCGAAGGTAGCGGAAGTCATGGGCCGGGAGTACGGCACGCCGCCACCATTTGTCCGCGATGAAAGCGGTGCCGTCATCTACCAGAAGTATTACGACAGCGAAACCTCGGAATGGTGCCGCAACGTTCATCATGCCTCGGCACAATCTCAGGGCGAAGACCCTGAACTTCAGGACATTCCGAAGTGGATTCAGGTTCTCAGCGGAAACCACTGGCCCCAAGGCCGGCCGTCGTACCGTGCGAAGCCCGTTTTCAACCTCTCCCTGCGCTACTGGAAAGAACTCCAGTCGATCATCAGCGACATCCGGCTCAACACTTACGTCCACTCCGAAAACGAAAACTACAAGAGCATCGCACAGAATATCACCAAACTTTCGGCGTCGAACTGGCTCGACCAGGACGGCGACATCACCATGATGGAAAGCGTTCAACATGCTTCCTTCGGAATCGGGTACACCAAAGTCGGCATGAACACGAAGGAACAGCACCCCGCGTTCCTGTCTTTGGGCTCTGACCAAGTTATTCCCATCCTCCCCTCGCGAAACGATTTCCAGCAAAGCGCGGGAGTCATCTACGAATGCTGGAAACCGCTCTCATGGTTCTACGACAAGTTCTCGATTTTGGCCCGAGCTATCAAGCCCGAGGCCACGGGGTGGCATCGCTCGTTCGCGTCGCGACCGTTCTACATTCCCGAGTACACTTGGAACAACATGAATCCAGGACTCAGGAACGTCATCGCCTCGACGATTGATTCGGAGAAGGGGGCGAGCATCATCGAGTCTGGCCGCATCCCGATGGCGCGCGCCCGCGAGTTCTGGTTCCAGGACGACCGCATCAATCAGGGAAAACATCCGATTCGAGTTGGTTGGGGGAACTTCACTTACACTGTATTGCCCGGTCATCCGGTTTACCCTTATGGCCGGTTGATTTGCACGGCTGGCGAAGAGTGCGACATCCCCATCTACGATGGCCCAAACTTCCACTGGCACGGCATGTACCCTTATGACCCTCTACGGCTCCAGCCGGTCGTCTGGATGTTCTCTGGCCTCAGCGTACTCAAGGACATCTACCCGCTCAACTCCGCCATCAATCAATTGCTCGCCGACTTACAGGACTACCTCAAGCAGATTCTCAATCCGACCTTGATCGTCAAGCCGAGGACGATGACCGACGAAGCGTGGGAAGAATACTTTCCCGGAATGCCTGGAGCGAAGATCATGCTCCTGAGCGTAAGCGGAGGCATCGCCGAGGCGATGAAGTTCGAGCGCGTCGATCCCACCGCAGTCGGCATCATCCCCCAGGCCATCCAAATGTTGACCCGCTTCTTCTACGAGCAGGCTGGCATGGTTGACAGCGGGCAGTTGACGAACAAGAAGCAGATTCCGTCCGAAGGGACTATCGAGCAGATTCAGAACATCCGGCAGTCGATTTTCCGGCTCATGGCTCGCCACGTCGAAGTCCACATGAAGCACATCGGGAAAATGCAGGTTTCCGACATCCTGCAATTCACGAACCGCAAGCAGGCGTTCGCGTTCCTGGGTAACGACGGAGTGACGTGGCAGAACATGGATTGGGACCCAGATAGCTACGTCGAACTCAAGAGCGCACAGAATGACCCAGAACCGTTCCGCCGCGGGCGGGAATTCGTGAAAAACTTCCGGCAGATGGTATCGACGGGGACCGCGCTTCCGGCTCAGCGCCAAGCCATGGCATCGATGGCGAACACCATGAACGCACGCAACCGGATGTCCACGGAGACCTTATACAAATTCCTCAGCGACGCAGGCTACCCCGTGCCACCGTGGAGCGAAGAGAAAAACCGGATCATCGCAGAGATGGCCGAACTCCCGCAGCCCAAGCCTCCAAGAGGTGGCGGGGGGAGACAACCAGCACATGGATAAACCCTCAGCAACGGCAACAGCGTTCAAATATACTCCAGACAACCGGCCCTACGGAGTCTTGACGCTGGACGGAAAATCGCTGGAAATTCATCCAGACCTCTTCGAGGCGCTCGACGCGATGATTGGGAACTGCTTCAAAGCGGACGGCCAAGTGATAATTCACATCGCTGGCGGACGGATTGTGGACGTGAAGCTAAACAACACGCCAGTGCGGATTTTGAGGCATTATGCGGAACGCACATAAGCGGGTTGAGAAGATCGGCAAAATTTTGTTCTTGACAAAGGGTCTGTTCCGAGAGTAGGGTTCAGTCTGGATTAAGCGGGGGTCTTTCGTCACCTCTTGAGTCGACGAGAAGGCGCTCAAAGCTGAAAAGGCTTTGGGCGCCTTTTCTTTTTGGCCCAAGAGGAAAAAGTGGACGAACCCTCGAAGCCCGCAGAAGTCCATTGCCCGATAGAGGACGCCAGAACACTCGTGAAGGCTCACGAGATCACCCGAGACAAACATCGTTTCAAGGCGGTGCGGAAGCACGCCGACAGCCTGAACAAGAGTCTCGGCGTGGGGATGGGCGCTGGCAAGCGCGTGAAGAAGTCGCGAGGACGACGTGCCGCTCAGCGGTGACACGAAGAAGGATATTCCCGAGTTGCTTCATCGCTGCAAGCGCGGTGGCTTCGGGAATATCAAGGGAAAGAGTTTTGAAGTTTGCCGCCGATCAGCATTAGCGGTGGCGTACAGTGCCAAGCGTCGGAAGGGTCGCAAAAAGCGACGGTCACGACGATGAGCATCCAGAGAACGAAAGGACGCGGAACGGACGAAGGCGTCGAAAGGGCTCTGGAGATACTAAGGAAGGAGGAAACCACCATGTTCGAGAGAAACCGCAAAAAGCGCCACGGCGGGAGAAAGGGAAAGCGCTAAAACTCTCCTCCCCTGATGTCCGGCTAACGCCGTGATGTCCTCGGAGGACCGAGTCAAACGGGGAGGGGGAGCGGCGAGTAGTTCCCCCTCTTCACTTCATTCAGTGCAGTCCTGCACGAGGAGCACTCAGATGGCAATCGGCAAAGATGGTTGGGATTGCGCGACGCTGGTTTCACACAGCAAGAGCGTCTCCCCGCAAGCGAACAAAAAGTTTGGACCTGGGATGGAGAAAGAGGCCACAACGACCGTGAATCCCAGAGCCAAGGAAAGGCTGGGCCAAGCTGGCCAGCCGAAGAAGGGCTCGAACGACATAGCCCACGCCGGGACGGCATCACCTATCGGCTCGCCGAGTCCGACCAAAGGTAACCGGCCGGTAGCATGGCCGCCATCGCATCAAAAGGCGTAAATGTCAGCACCTCCGAACGTCCAAACTCCGCCGCTTCCGCCCAATCTCAGGGCTCAGCAAGGCCCGATGCCCGCCATGGGCGCGACGCAGGAACCCACCGACAATCCGCAGGCTATCGTCGCGAAAATTGGCGCGGACGTTCGCAAGCTCGCCGAGGCACTCGCCAAATCCAAGGCGAAACCTGCGGCACTCGAAACCCTAAAGCAGATGATTCCAATGCTCGCTCAACTGACGAGCGACATTCTCGGTCCAGAGGACCAAGGGACGGCGACGCCGGCCCCACCGCCAACACCGGGAGAAGTCCTACCACCTCCGTCGCAATCGGCGGCGCCCGCTGGAGGCTATCTGCCGGGGGCATAAAGGAGAAACGACTATGGGCAGATTCGACGACGTTTTGAAAACCATCAGCGACGCGCAAGAGCGCGACGCCATCGTAAAGGTTCTCGAAAAGAACCCTGACTTCAAGAAGGGGATCGAAGGGATCGAGCGGCTCGCTGCCGACGGGGAGACGTACAACGTATGGTACCGTGACCCCAAAGGCTACCCCGAGTTCAAGGCGGCGCACGATGCGCTGCCAAAACTCGAGCAGGATCTCGAAGAAGCGAACCGATTGCTCGCCGAAGCGAAGGCTGGCAAGCCCGCCAAAGGCGCGAAGGAAGAAGAGACACCCTTGGACGAGATGACACCCGAGCAGATGTTGGCGAGAGTGGAAGAGAACCTGAAGGCCAAGGGGTACGTCACCGCCGCTGAGGCGACGAGACTTGCTACTGAGGCCGCAACGACCGCCGCCGCTGGCGTGCAGGCCCGGGTTTACACCCAAGGGCTCCCAATGGTCGAGCGCATGATGGCCGTCCAAGACAAGTATCGCAAGGATTTCGGCAAGGACATGGACCGGAAGGCCTTCGGGAAGTTCATCGAAGATCAGAAGTTCTCCGACGTGGACCACGCCTACGAGGCCTTCACGCGCGAGGACTACGTCAACAAGGTCAAGGCGGAAGCCTTCGATCAGGGAGTCCTGAAGGGCACGAAGGATACGACGGAGAAACTCACACGCGAAAGTTCCGAAGCGGCTCTTCGAAGTCTGCCTGTCGATATGGGCGGAACGCATGGCTTCTCATCGCGCCCAGGGGAGCCCCCGAAGCCCGTCGCTATGTCGGACATCAAGGAAGACTACCAACTCGGACCTCGCGGCGGGTTCAAGTTGGCGCACGCTGTTGCTGCGCAGATCGCCACCGACAAGGCGGCTGGCAAGACGCAGCCATAGAGAGCTTTTTGGATTTCCCGGAGTTCGGATAAGAACCGGCCCGGATGAAAAAAGGAGGCGGCTTCATCGCGCTAATAGCGCTTGGGGCTGTTATTATCATGGTACTGTCGTTAACTTCTTTATCCGCTTACACGAACGCCTACATCGTCCCGAAGGCGTTCAACGTAGTCTATATGAAGTCCCCCCTCTTCATTCGGGCGATGACGAAGAACAACTTCCGCTTTGAAGGTGGCAAGTTCATTCAGCAGCCCATTGTCCCCTTCAAGCTGTTGGGTTCTTCGTTTGGACCCGGCAGCCGCTTCAGCACGGCGTGGGTGAACACGGAAACCGCTTACCAAGTGAATATCAAGTTCTATATGGTGAGCGTCGTGTTGCTCGGGACGGACGGCGTGTTGAACATGGGCAACGAGGCGGCGTTAAGCCAAGTCGAACTCAAGATGTCGAACGCTTCGGCGAAGATGGGCGAAATGCTCGCCGTCGACAGCTTCCTCGCTGGCTTGTCGAACGCCAACGTCATCACGAACCTCGGGCAGGATTCCGACACGCTCTCGCTCGACGGGTTCGCGCAGTGGGTTGACGACGGGAACAACGTCACCACAGTCGGCGGAATCACGCGCACGGATATCGGGACGACGGGCGTCGTGGGTGGTGGCAACGGCTACTACAAGGCCGTCGGCGGCACGATGCTGCTCACCGACCTCAACAGGGCCATCGCGACGACTACCTTCACCCCGGATCGCGTTGACCTGATCGTCGGGACGCCGCTGACCTGCATGGTCATCCAAGACCTCTTGCAGGGCAATCAGCGGTTCCTGCGCGAAGACACCGACATGGCGAAGGCTGGCCTCAAGGGCATCGAGTACATGGGCGCCTTGGTTGTCCCCGACAACTACGCGCCTGCCGGAGCGCTGCTCGGCATTTGCTCCGACTACTTTATGTTCTACATCTCGACGAACCCCCTGTTCCAATTCGGGTTCACAGGGTTCAAGGAAGACCAGGGGACGATCGATTACGCCGGCCAGTTCCTCTATGCGGGGAACATCGTGTACCCGAACCCGCGCACCGGGTTCTACATGGTCACGATCTCCTTCTCGTAGGTCGTGGGCGTTCAGTAGGGGCCGCAGTGCAGGGCTGCACTGCGGCAGTAAGTTTGACGGAGGGACTAAAATGTCCACCAAGTACTTCGGGTCGCTGATTATGGCGACGCCCGTTTTCAACACCGGTGGGGGGGATTTCACCCTCGTCGATGATGCGACGCAGAAGAATTACCCGCTGGGCGGGATCTACGTCTTCCCGGATGCTTCGGGTCGGCCACGGGCCATCACCTATGCGCAATGGAATCCGACAGTCGCAGCGACTTACGTCCAAGGCGGTCCAGTCTATTACAAGGATGGGGCGCGCAGCGTCATCACCAACGAGGTTACTGAGGCCGCGACGTACCTCGTGAACACTTGTTCCGCGCTATTCTCGTTTGCCGGGATTATTTTGAATCCAACCGTTCCGACGACCGGCGACTTCGTGTTCATCCAGTCGCAGGGGTTCTGCGACAAGATCAAGATGCCGGCGGCAACCACGGCTGGTGACATCCTGGTCCTGACGAACGCAGTTGGGACGGCACCCACGGACAACGTGTGGACCAGACTTGGCGGGGCCACCGACCTGACATTGCTCAAGGCATTGTTCGCGGTTATTTATGTGACTACCGCCGTCGTCGGTGGTGGGGCAGGGCTGGGGAGTGGCTGGATTGAAGGTCCTCTGGGCCTGATTTAAGCTCGATGGAGGGATCGAAATGAGTACCAAAACTTACGGAAGCCTGATCATGCAGACCCCGGTTCTGAACACGGGTCAGGGCGACTTCACTCTGGTTGACGACGCGAAGCAGAAAAACTTCCCGTTGGGGGGCATCTACATCTACGCGGATTCCTCCGGGCGGCCGAGAATCATCAAGTACGTCGAGTGGAACCCCAGCACCACACCAGCTTATTACCAAGGGGCTCCGGTGTACTACACCGATCAGACACGGACTATCGTCAGCCCCATCGTCGCCGACGCGGCGACCTACTTGGTGGCTTCCTGCTCGACACTGTTCTCGTTCGCGGGAATCACTATGGGAGCGACGATCCCGGCGGCGGCGGGAGATTTCATCTTCATCCAGTCTGGCGGTTTCTCCGACAAGATCTTGATGCCAGCAAGCACCGTGGCGGGGGACATACTGGTTCTGTCGAATGTGGCTGCGAATCTTCCGACGATCAACGTGTTCATCAGGGTCGCAGCGGGAACCGACCTGGGGATCGTAAAGGCTGCGTTTGCATGCGTGTTCGTCACCACCATCGCCGCCGTCGGCGGTGGATTGGGAAGCGGCTGGATTCAGAGTCCCTTGATGCCGATTTAAGTTCGTCGCTGCCTGGAGTCGCTGAGCCCTGGCTGGCCGATTAAGGTCGGCCAGGGCCTTTTTA